ATTATGGACTGGATGAGGGCACAGGATAATTTTGCAGAGATCCACTGTTCATATTTTGACGCTGATACTAACAGAATCATAACAGCACAAGAGCAGAGCAAACACCACTGGGACAAGAAGATCGCATTTGGAATAATCAGACGCGGAGATCCTGAACTCGGAGAGGATGAAGACACTGTATTTGCTTGTTGGGATCATCCACTTTGGATCAGTGTATACGGGGAGGCAATGTGTGAGCGATATGGGATCGAGATGCCTCCTGAAATTGTTGAGAAATTCGAGAAGACACGACGAGATATAAGAGGATACACAGCAGGCCGGAACATTCGCAGCCGTGAAAAAGTACAATCTAAGATCGACGAAGATCCTAGAAAGTACGCTCCCCCTGTATCGCTTGCTGATGCTATGGGCGCTTCAAAGGTGACTAAGCGCATAACAGGATCAACAGAAGAGCACAGGAACCGAGTACAGGCGCATATTGAGCGCAATATGACCTATGTACCATCTGATACAAAGCATTAAGATTGACATATCTTAAATAGTTCTATATAGTGAGGGGGATCTTGATGATCTCCCTTTTTCTATTGGAGCACTAAATGCCAACAAAACGCAAAACAAAAGAAATTAAACAGACAGATAGAGAGCAAGCCCACAAGCAAGCGACATCAACAGAAAAAACGCCTGTTGAATTCTTAGGGCTACACATTGAATTGACACCTGTACAAATGCAGCAAATCAACGTACTGGCTCAAGTTGCACACAACGAGGATCCCTCTGTGTATTGTAGAAAGATCATACTTCAGCACGTAGCAGATCGCCTTTATTTGGTGCGACGGTGAGCGCGTGCCCTGCTTGCGATTGTGATCCCTGTGATTGTCACGGGGCAACAGTGAAGACAAAGAACATTTGTATTTCAATGACACCTGACAGCATAAAACAACTGAAAGAACTACATGACAGAACAGGCAAAAGCAAAAGCAGAATCGTAAGGGATGCAATCAAGAAAGAACACAAGGGGATTAAATGAGCACAGAAAATCAGAAAGTCGGCGAGTATGTACGGATCGAAAAACTCCATCCACATCATAAGAACCCAAGACACAACGATCACGCTGTTGACAGCATCGCGAACTCGATCAAGCGTTTTGGATTTACTTCTCCAATTGTAGCCAACAAAGACGGAACGATATTGGCAGGTCATACGAGATACAAGGCAAGCAAACAGATCGGCCTTGAAACTGTGCCTGTTGTCTATGTTGATCTGTCGCCTGTTGATGCTGAGTTACTTATGATTGCAGATAACAAACTTGGAGAAAAAGCAGACTGGAATACTGATCAACTATCTGATCTCCTCACTGGATTGAAAGAGCAAGGCGAAGATCTCGACGTGCTTGGTTTTGAGGATGAAGAACTTGATCAACTGTTACAGGGCTTTGACGATCCCGATCCGTTTGGAGATGGAGAGCCACAAGAAGATCAAGAGCCTGAAATAGTCGAATCGGATCTAGATTTCAGACTGTTAAAAGGCAACTGTCTTGATACGTTGAAAGAGTTACCTGACAATAGCATAGACTCGATTGTAACCGATCCACCTTATGAACTGGGATTCATGGGGAAATCATGGGACAGCACAGGGATTGCGTATTCTGTCGAATTGTGGAGCGAGTGTTTGCGCGTGTTGAAACATGGAGGGCACTTAGTAGCCTTTTCAGGATCTCGCACTGTCTTTCCGATGGGAGTTGCACTTGCTGAAGCAGGCTTTGAGGTTCGAGATATGATCAGTTGGATATATACAAGCGGATTTCCTAAGAGTTTGGATATATCAAAGGCGATTGATAATAAAATGGGCAATGTAAGAAAAGATCGAGAAACTTCGGACTATGGTACAAATAAAGTATTCAGTGCTTCTATAAATGTAAAAAATAAAGGCACACCGATCTCTGTTGATGCTCAAAGATATGACGGATGGGGAACAGCACTCAAGCCCGCACAAGAGCCCGCAGTACTTGCAAGAAAGCCGATTGATACTGACTGCTCAACTGTTGCCGAGAATGTCTTGAAATGGGGTACAGGTGGGATCAATATAGATGCGGGGCGCTTTGCTTATGGGGATGATTGTCATTTTGGCGATCCTGATTATACATCAGGGGGGAATAGTGTAGATTTCAAAGAATCCTCTTTTATATTCGATCCGACTAAAGAAAAATCAAATACAAAACCTAGATCGCCTGCGCATGATTTAGGGCGATGGCCTGCAAACGTCTATCAATGCAAGAAGCCACAACGATCCGAGAAAGAGCAAGGGCTTGATCATTTGACAGGCAGAGTGCACGACCAAGATGGTTCAGGATACCATTCAACATTTGAGCAAAGTGAGGTTAAAAACTTTCACCCAACTGTAAAGCCGATCAAACTTATGAGGTGGCTTTGCAGGCTATTGACTCCACAAGGGGGTACAGTGCTCGATCCGTTTCTAGGCAGTGGAACAACAGCAGTGAGTGCAATCCTTGAAGGCTTTAATGCAGTCGGTTGTGAGATGACAGACGATTATTATCCAATCATTCAGGGGCGTGTAAACTGGGCAAAATCAGAAAGAAATCAAGAGGTGCTTAATGGGCAGAAAGTCGAAACTGACGGATAAAGCACGACGGGAGATCTTACAAGTGATCTCAGTGGGTGGATCTAAGTCGCTAGCGTGTAAACATGCAGGGATAACTTTAACAACGCTTTTGAACTGGCTAGATCGAGGTAGGCGAGCAAATAAAGGGCTGTACTATGATTTTATTTGTGAATATAGACAGGCTGAAGCAAGACCTGATATTATGGCGATGGGAATAGTACACAGGGCGATCAAGGATGGAGACGTTAGATCTGCTCAGTGGTGGCTAGAAAAGAAGACAGGCTGGGGGCAAAGAGAAGAGCCACAAGTGCAAATTTCAATCACGCCTGAAAATATGAACGTGACACAACTTTTAAAAGAAGTGGAGTCAGTTAGTCAGAATATGGCACAGCTAGCCCCGCCCATTATTGATCTAGATGAAGAATAAAAATAGCCAGTCAGATAGTCAGATAGAAATAATCGAAAAAGAAATATGTAGGCTACAATCTAAACTGTACACTGCGATCAACGTGCTAGACTCGACGAAGATCAACAGACTGACAATGCAGATCGCGATCCTCGAATACATAAAATTACAGATAAGTGTATAAATATGTTTGCATAGTGTGTAAATATGTATTACAATGATTATATACAACGGAGCACACAATGACTAAGAACAAAGCACATAGAAAATTACAAAGAGCAGAAGACGCGTATCACAATCATATTTATACAGAGCGCGGAACTGTAAGAGCGGTATTGAGTTTTGAAAAAGCATACTTCGAGAGAAGACGCCTAGAACTCAAGGCAAAAGTAACAACAGCCCGATTACTTTTCAATTCACTATAAACAACAACAAACGGAGTCAATAATGACAACACAAGAAAGACAAGAGATCAAAGAATGGGGGCGCACTGTCGCCCGTCTACGTAAAAGCGGAAAGTTTGCAGATCTGATCAATGCAGAGATCGCCCGATCAGATTTCAAAGTAAAAGAGATCGCAGCTGCTCTCAAAACATCAAGTGCATCGATCAACAAATGGAAAGCGGGAGAAGTATTTCCTGCTGTACACTTTTTGTATCGCCTTGCTGAGTGCCTGCACCCTGAAGACACTTTGAGTGCATACATGATCTATACAACCAAGATCAACGCTGAAAGAGCATAGGGGGCGAGATATGATCAAACTCAATAACAAGGCAGGCAATGACATCTACTTCAATGTATTGAACATCATCAGCGTTACAGACAGAAAAGGGGGCGTGTTGATCAAGACTTCGAACCCTGCTTGTAATGTGGAAGTCAAAGATTGCATTGATACAGTGATCGCCAAGATTGAAAAGATGCTGATCTCCTTAGGAGGGCACAATGTACAAGCTGTTAATCAATAACGGAGGGGGATGGAAAGAAGAATCATTTGATGACGTTGTACAGGCTCTCCAATATGTCAGGATGCATCATCATACAAGGCTTGTATATCCTTGTGGATCAGTTGCTGAGTACATACAAGGATCATTGATAGATCTTAGATAATCTCGTTTATATTTGAGGGAGTCGGCTAGCTGCTGACTCTCTCTTTTTGTGTCAAGACTTTTCCAATTATGATACGGTAACAACATGGATAAAAGCAACCTGATCAAATACCTGCAGGTATCAAACAAGATCGAGACGATCGCGAAGGAGTACCCGCTTGCACTTGCTAGATTATGGACTCCGTATTGTCATAGATGGGATGGAAAAAGTAGCCAGTCAGTTAGAGAGAGAGGATGTGGGCAGGCAATGATCTTCGTAGGCAATGGGCTCTATACTTGCAAGTGTTGTAACATCACAGAGAAACGCACAAGCCAACGCGAGGGGATACTCAACGCCTTAAGTCATAGCGAAGCCTTTCTACTGTCAGGAGGCAACAGATCAGGCAAGACAGAAAGCGGAGCGGGTATGTTGCCGGTTGCTTTTGCAGCGGGATCAAATGAGTGGTGGGTTCAAGAATGGGCGAAGTTGAATCAGATACCGATCGAACTTATCCCAAAAGATCCAAGTGAAGTTTGGGTATCTGCTTTGTCGTATGGCGATGCTTTGACATACCTACGACCAAAGATTGAGAAGTATTGCCCTATTGGGACAAAGTTTGTAAGATGGAAAGCACAGGATCGAGGCCACGCACTGCTTCCAAACGGGGGCAAGATCCTTTCAATGTCTGCTGAGTCAGGACGGGAGAAGTTTCAAGGGGGCGCGGTATCTCTTGTGATCTTGGATGAAGAGCACGCAAAGCCGATCTTCGATGAATCTATGCTCCGCTGTATTGACTTCAAGGGAAAAGTAATCTGTACAATGACACCACTCAAGGGGATCACGTGGGTGCATGATGTATTTCTAGAAAATCCACAAGCAGGATATGGGCAGTATTCGATCTCAGGTCTTGACAATCCCTATGTATCAAGTGTCAAGATGCGAAAAGCGATCGCTCACATGTCAGAGGCAAGTCAGCGATCTAGGCTATACGGAGAATTCACAAATCAACAGGGGATTGTATATCTTGAGTTTGATCGAAATGTGCACGTTGTAGAAAGTTTTGATCCGCCGGCTGATTGGCCCCGCGATCGATCTATAGATTTCGGAGTACGGAATCCCTTTGCCTGTCTATTTTTTGCACATGATGAGCGTGAAGATGTCTTGCACGTGTACAGAGAATACTATCAAACAGAGAAGACTAGCCTTGAGAATGGACGCGCTTTAAACAACATACAGAGGCGATACAATGAGGAGTATCGGTGGACAGTTGCCGATCCTGAATCACGTGATGGACGTATGACATTAATGAGAGAATGTGGAATAGATAACAAGCCAGCTCCGAAGCATATCGGAGTAACTGAGACGATCAACTGGGTAAAGGAGCGCCTTGCATTGGATGCAGTTGGAAAGCCGCATCTTGTAATACATGATAATTGTAGAGCACTGCTTAAGGAATTTCGTTTGTATAGATGGGCAAAAAGTGAAAAGGGAGATCGGCCGCACAAAGCAAATGATCACGCGCTCGATGCTTTACGCTATCAGATCGCATTTCTCAAACGTTGGCAGATGCATCAATAGAGGATCAGAAAATGGAAAGTACACATTTTGCAAAGTGGCTTGTTGGGATCATGAATCGTAACGACATAGAGATCGCACAGCTGGCAGATAGAACAGGTGTAAGTCGTAAAGATGTAAGGAACTGGATCAGGGGTCGGAGCATCCCAAAGACAGCTTACTTTGTCTTTCTACTCAAAGCACTTGCACAGATCACAGACTGCGAAGAAGAGATCCTATATCTCAATGCAAGCAGGGCAATATTGCGTGATAGTTGATTTATTTTACTTATCTTGTGTAAATAAGTAGACACCGTGTAAATATGTTGTTACAATGAGTATGTAAGAAACAACAAACAACAAACGGGATACAAAATGAAATACACAAGCACAGAACGACAAGCACAACATGATAAACTTGATAGAATGTATGATCGACTTTTGGAAATGCAAGATCGTTGGGAAGATCATAACACTGATGACCTAATTAAAGAATTAGAAATACAATTTGAAATGCTTGATCTAGACGAAGCAAAAGCGCAAATTGACAAATGCAAAGAAGAAAAAACAATTTCACGCGATGCCTACGAAATGACAATCAGAGCGATCAGATTTCAAAAGCAATCATTGATCGATCAACTGTCTGCAATGGTTAAAGAACGTCAAGCAATTATCAGCATGAAGATCGGGTAATACAATGTACAAGATTCACATTTTCAAACGCGCATCAAAAGACATCATTGATTATTTCTTCACTCAGATCTATGACCTGCTTGCAACAGACGAAAAGAAACTCAAGGCCCATATTCAAAAAGTTATGGAACTTGAGACAAAGCATTATTTGCAGGCTCATATATCAGTATTAGAACAATACATATTTTATGCTTCAGTGGGCAAGCCAGATCAGGATGGGTATCACACATCCATAACAAGTGAGGGGCGCGCGTCTTGTAGCTGCCCCTCGTTCGAGTATAGGCATTTTAAGAAAGAGGGCTACTGTAAGCACATTATAGCGCTTGCTCTTGTACTGGAAAGACCACCCCGATCAAAAGAGATCGCAGTTGATTTAATGAGGACTGTTTCTATAAACTCAAATCAGATCGGTGTTGAATTCAAAAGAACGTGATAGCCTATACATCTTGATCATTGTTGGGACTTCGATCAATGTTCTTTGTAAGGGGATCGCTAAGTGGGACTATGCGATCCCCTTTTCTATTTTAGAAATGTATGTCTGTGTCAATACTCGCCCCGATCTGATATAGTGCTCTTAATGATAGGAGCACAACATGACACAGAAGAAACAGCCACCAATTAAAAGCAGCTGGGCAACTCGATTCATTCCATCCTTTATAGCGCGCGCATTTGGTCAGGTAGAGAGCAACCCAAAAGCACCTGAACATGGCGCTTCGTGGAGTACTGGTAACGGAGTAGCCCCTGTCTTTTCCCCTCGCCAATCTATGGCTGTATTTGGCAAGCATGCCTATTCACACGCTTGTGTAACGCGAGCCAGTCAAGATATCGCCTCGTTGCCTATTAAGTTGCTGAAAGGGCAAGGAGAGAACACAACGGAGATCACAGATCACGAGTTGCTTGAACTGTTCAATCAACCGTCAAGCATTACAGATGGGTATCTATTCAGAGAGCAGTTTATTGTTGATCTCATGATGACAGGTAACTGTTACACCTTGATAGTAGGAGATCTGAACAAGCCCACAAGCCTATATAGATTGCATCCTGAAAACGTGCGTATAATACCCGATCCTGTCAAAATGATACAGGGCTATGAGTACAGCGACGGGGGATCAAGTGTTGTATATGCTCCTGAAAGAATCGTACATATTAGGAACGCTTCGTGGGACAACGGATCAAGTGGTGAGTTGTACGGATCTGGAATCGTTGAGGCACTTAACGAAGAGATCACAGCTGACATCAACGCCCAACGGATGGCAAGCAGTGTAAGCAAGCAGGGGCGGCCCGATGTGCTTTTATCGCCTTTAGATCCTGCTGATATATGGGATAGACGAAGAAGACAAGAGATCATGCAAGCCTATAAAGGGATGACAGAGAACGGAGGCGCAATGGCTTTGAGTGGACAGATCAAAGTTGAAACGCTGACACTGTCACCACGGGATCTAGAATTTCAATCACTGCGTACAATGGTAAGAGAAAACATATCTGCAGTTTGTGGAGTGCCGTCAACTGTGCTCGGATTGCCTGACGCAAATTATGCCACGGCCCGACAAGCTACAATTACGTATTGGGAGATCCAAGAGAAGCGAGCAAAGAAACTTGAACAATTTATGACAAGGATCGCGCGCCTGTTTGATCCTGCTTTCCATGTACAGATCGACTTTCATAATGTTGATGCGTTGCAGTTTATACGCACTGAGAAACTAGATCGAATAACTTTGCATATGAACGCAGGCATGACAGCATCCGAAGCGTACGCGTATGAGGGCTTAACTGATAGCCCATTCAGAGAAACAGAAGAAGATACAGCTAGTCAGACAGAAGAGACAATTGAGCAGGCATTAAGTGAACTATTACAACGATCTGAAACTCAAAAAAAAAACTCAAACTCTTATGAAATGAGGGGATCAGTTGGCGACAAAGATCCGTCAAACTTTCCCGATGATGGACAAGATCAACAGGTGGCATTAAGGAATTCAGAATACGAAAGATTTCCCCATGATGAAGCGCTTGCAATCAAAGAAGACTGGCCTCAGATATGGAATAAAGGGGGCAATATACTAGGCAACAAGCAATTTAAAAGACTGCTCCCAATAGCAAATAGAAAGTCAAGCATTGCACAAACACGAACAGAAGAGAAAGCGATCCGACTTCGTGAAGCGTGGAGCGCAAGACACTATAAAGATTTTAGGCTTGCTGGTGTTGTTGCCCAAATCAAATGGCTGACAGTTGGATCTCGTGGGCTGTCACATATGCGAAAAGTGATCAGTGAAGAAAAGAAACGACTAACAGAAAAGAGATCACTAACCAAGAGCATGTCAAAAGTGCAGAAAGACGTATATTGGAAACAGTGGATGCAGAAAAGTGTCGTACCTGCTGAACGTACAATGAAAAGAGCAGTTGAGATTTATCTTGAAGATGCAAGCGCACGATATGCAAGACGAGCCGAGAAACTAGCACAGGCGATCATCAATCAACAGCAAAACAAGGCGATCAATTATACAACGATTCTTGGGCGTGCTTTTGAGATTGAGCAGATCGGCAAGGTGATCGGGCGTGCTTATCGTTCTATCTACCTACTGACTGGAAATGATATTGTATCAAGTCTTTATGATATGACAGGCAAGGCAAAGCCCCTTGATCTGTTGTTTGGAGAGCGTCCAATAATGGAGCGTCAGATACTAGAATTCGCACGACAGATCAATTACACAAATGAAAAGCAAATCAAGCGAGTAGTAAGATCAGGAATTGAACAGGGTTTAAGCAATGCCGAGATCGGGGAGAAGATACGACAGAGCACAACGTTTTCACAAGTACGCGCTCAACGTATCGCACAGACTGAAACCACAAAGGCGATCAACACAGCAACAAACGAATCTTACAAGCAATTCGAAAAAGAGGAGGGTGTCAAAGTGTTAAAGGAGTGGGTTTCAAGTCGTGACGAAAAAGTAAGAGAAACACACGCGATACTAGACGATGAAGCCCCGATCTCCGTTAACGATGATTTCAATGTCGATGGGTATTCAGGCCCCGCGCCCGCTTCTTTTGGCGTTGCATCTATGGATATAAATTGTCGATGTACGATCGCACCTGTAATCATTGAGGATTAACAAAATGGAGAATGAAGACATGCTAACAACATATTTTTTAATTGGATTGGGTGGAATTGTACTCGGTGGAGTTTCTGCACTGATCATAACAAAAGAAAAGAAAGAAGATAGTCAGACAGTAGCCCCGATCGTCGTATCTGATCAAGTGGCCAAAGGTCAGCAAGAAGTGATCAAGCAGCTGACAGATCTCGATCTGCTCATTGAGCCTTGCTCCTCTGTATATATAAAAGAGCAGGGCAATCTCCTTTGTCGGGAAATGTATTGCCGAGTAATGACAAGGGGAATCGACGCTAAAACTTCAGGATCTGAATGTGAAGAAATCTCGAATGTATCGAACTCGAAGATCATAATTAATCATTGCGAATCGTTTCTAGAACACAAAGAAGAGTGCTATGAGAAATATAGAGAACGCAAATAATCACATGACAGTTGATCAGGTATGCTATATCATAACTGAAAGGAGCACAGATGCGTTTCAAGAACTTTAAAGCACAGCAGACAGAGCAAGACAAGCCGATCAAGTTTGTAGCGTCAACGGCTACACCTGACCGTTATAATGATGTTGTCGCTCAAGACTGGGATCTATCTGCTTACAATCGAAATCCTGTTGTTCTATTCAATCATAATCCTACACAGATGCCGATCGGTAAAGGAAAAGCCTATGTTGAAAATGATCAACTTATGCTTGAAGTCGAGTTTGATCAAAAAGATGAAATGGCTAAGACGATTGAGCAAAAAGTGCGTGATGGATATATCAACGCTGTATCGGTTGGATTCCAACCACTTAAAAGTATCAATCGTGCTTCTCTGCCTGCTGATCATCCTCATCATGGAAAGTCAGGGCAATTCTTTTCGAAATCCGAACTTCTAGAAGTATCGATCGTAACTATACCCGCAAATAATGAGGCTACCTTGTCTAAACAATTTACTAGAGAGATCGGACTTGCTGACGTTGCAAGATCCTTGATCATAAATAAACACATCGTATCCGTTCAAGAGCTGGACAACGGAAATTATCTTGTAGAGTTTGCAGGTCATTCTCCTGAAGAAGAGACTGAAGAGGTTGAAGAAGAAGTTGAAGTTGAAGAAGTCGAAGAGGCTATCAAAGACGAAGACAAAGAAAAGTATCGTGACGAAGACGAAGAAAAGATGAGTGATAAAGAAGAAGAGGAAGAAGACGAAGAAAAGTCTGTTACTCTTGGTGATCTACTCGCTGAATTAAAAAGTTTTAATCTATAGACATTGGAGTTATTATGTCGAACATTGACGCAGTAAAGCAAATCATGGGAGAATTACGCTCCTTGAGAAACAACCAAGACGAAAAAGTTGCCAATATCGAGCAACAAGTCAAGACTTTGAAAGAAGCGCAACGACTTACAGAAGAAGCGATCTATCGTGGCGATTCTTTGGAAGTTACAGGCACTGATTCAGAATTGAAAAAGTTTGTTGGTGATGACGGATCGATCCGTTGGACTACTGGCAAAACTAAAGTCAAGACTTCACAAGGAACTCAGATCATAACTGAAAAAGGCTTGTTGGATACTGATGAAAACTTGTCTAAATGGCACGTCGAAATGAAGCGCCTTGCTAACGATCGCATGGTGGTTCGTAGTATGCTTGTAGGTGATCAAGGCACTCCAAAAATGGATCTTGCTATCTCTCGACATTTGGCTGTTGCTCCTCGTGTGATTTCTGCACAGATTGCAAAAGCAAATTATGACGGTGCTGGTGTTGGTGCTGAGTTGATCCCTGATCAATTCTTGGCTGATCTTCATATGGAATACGAAGTTCCTACTGTTGTACGTTCTTTGTTTTCTGAAGTACAAATGACTAGCAATACAATGCTTGCTCCTCGCATTAATCGCGGTGGACGTCCATACATTAAAGGAACAGTATCAAGCGATAATCCTGCTTTGTATCCTGTTTCAACTGTACAAATGGGACAAGCACAGATCACAGCTAAAGGGCTTGCAACTCGTTACATACTTGACGAAGAATTGATCGAAGATTCTGCTGTTTTGTTGTTACCTGCTATGCAACGTATGATCGCTAAAGATATGCGTGATGCGGTTGAAGATGCTTTGATTAACGGTGATTCTGCTGTTACTCATGAAGATGCAATTGCTTCATGGAATATACGCGGAAGATGGGGCGCTGCCGGTCTTGGTGGATCAAATGATCATAGACGCCTTTGGACTGGATTGCGTGCTTCTTCTTTTGATAAAGCGACCACTTTGGACGTTAATGCAATCGACGCTGCAAAATTGCTTGAGTTGATCAGTAAGTTAGGCGAATACGCATCAAGTGACAAAGTATTGATCGTATCTCCTGAAGCGCTGTATGGAAGTTTGATGGGCCTAGAGCAGTTGATCACACTTGACAAGTTTGGACCTGCTGCAACAATCTTGACAGGTCAATTAGGATCAATCTTTGGGATGCCTGTTGTTGTTTCTCGTTTCTTGTCTGATGACTTGCACACAACCGGATTGTATACAGGTGCAAGCGCTACAACTGGAATTCTTTGTGTATCTCGTGACAGTTGGAACATCTTCGCTCGTCGTGGTATCTCAATTCAACAAGAGCAAGACATCACTTCAGGCGCTTACAACATGGTTGCTACTGAGAGATTGACTTTTGATTCTTTGGATGCTTCTACTGTTAAAAACGTTGCTTTCGGGTTCAATCTGTAATCACTTACAGGGGGGAGAGATCCCCCCGTCACTTTGGAGAAAATTATGTCTTATTACTACCCTTCACACTTGCACTTTACAACAGCAGCAGGAACAGACGGAGAAACCAGTATTGCCTTTCATGAGCGTATGGAAGTTGTAGCCGCTAAAGTTGTTGATTTCGATGGCATTGCTGCCGACGCAACAAACTACGCTACTTTTCAAGTACTCGGAAACGATAAAGCAGCTGTTTTATTTCAATGGGCAACTTTGACCAGTGCTCAAGGTGCTTTAACCGCAAATGTATCTGCTGATCTTGTTTCACAAAACAATCAAGCAAAAGCAGTATTTGAAGCGGGCGAAGTTTTGATCGTTAAGGTAACAAAAGCAGCAAGTGGAAAGGCCACAAAAGCAAGCGTCTGTTTGCAGTTGCGCCAAGCCCGATCTTACTAACTAACTACTTTATGGATTGAAAGTTTATGCCTCTTGTTACTGTCGATATATTGAAGGAGTATCTTCCTGAAGTGACAGGAACAGGATCAGATACAGAACTTTCAAGCTTGCTAGACAGAGTCGAGTCAACGATCGCACGTTGGCTTGGCTTTCCGTCTCCTGATGCTTCGAACACGCCAACGATCGCAGTATCAACGTATACCGTTTACATTGATTCATATTGGATCGATGACATATCTGTATTGCCGTTACCCCTCAACCCTGTTGTATCTATCACGAGCGTATTTGCTGATCCTGATCGCGCATACACAGCAGATACGGAAGTAAACACAGGCGAATACGAGATCGACAAACAACAGGCACTTTTGATCATCAAGCCGAATACATCGACCGTCGGATTTACAAAAGCATATCGAGGTAATAAAGTTGTCGGCACGTTTGGATTTACTCTATTCCATAAAGACATTGTGCACGCTGTTTGTGTATACGCTAGCCAGCTGCAAAGAGCAAAAAGCAGTCAAGGAAAGAAAAGTCAGGCAGTCAGAAGTGCAACGACTTCATACATGCCAAATACGATTCCTGACGAAGTCAAAGAAATACTATACCCATACCGATCTTCTTTTGTGATCATTTAAGGGGGCGGTATGGATTTCGATCAACTATCGCCACAGATGAGAGGTGCTAAAACTCGCCTGCTCAATCAACTAGAGAAACGACTAAAGATCAGTGCGTTGCAAATGGAAGCACGATCAAAACAAGTCACATTCTCAAGATTCAACAATCAAACGGGTAGACTACGTCAGAGCATTGCAGGACGCTACTCAGTGATCGACGGCAAGCCTACTGCCATACTACAAGCAGGCGGTCAATTTGGCGGGGTTGAATTGGGATATGCTCGATTCATAGAGTTTGGGACGCGTTACATTAAGCCCCGTAAATTCTTGGGTCGTAGTGTAGAGAAACAACGACAAGAGATCCGGCCTAAATTAAATGATCTCCTCAGAACTGCCCTGTTAGGAGATTGAGATGGCAAATGCAACAATTTATAGAGTACTTGAAGCACTGCAGACGAAAACAGCAAAGGATTTTTCATCTGATCGTAGTGGTATCGATATGCGTAACAGTGTTGTTATCGGCGCTTTACTTGATCCGCCTCGAACACCATACGCGTCGGTATCGTTCATAGACTACACAACGGAGCAGGGTTTAAACCTAGCGTCGTACAGGATGCAAGCACGCTTCGAAGTCTATTGCTTTTGTGGTGGATCAGGTGTTACAGATCGCACAAAAAACGTTTTGAATCTTGCAAGTGATATTGTGGAGTCAATTACTGAAGATCGATTCTTAGGACTCGCAAATCCTGATACTACAAGAACGATCGACAACACGATCTGTAACTTTACAGCTGTCGAGGGTGACAGGTTTGGACTAGATGGGATCGCAATCGGTTATATTGAAGTCACTGTCACATTTCAAAGTAGAACAGGGGTGTAAATATGACTTGGTACAATAAAGAATACAGACGCAGGCAGATAGTCGGCATTGATGTAACAGGCGGGGCGGGATCTCCTGCAACTGTTGACGTTGAGTTTTTAGTGCCCAAAGATTGGGATGATTTTTGGGATAATATACGATCAGATTTCAATGATGTTGTATGCACTGATTCACAAGGCAATCTCGTTCCGTTTGCTCGTAAAGTGGGCGCGAATTACAGCACAAGAACTTTGACACTTCAGATCGACGGATTGAGTATCAAAAATGACAATGCCTTCTCTGTTGCTTACCTATATTTCTTCGAGCCTGATGAAACAACTGATCATAGTGTCAGTGTTACCATTAACACGCCCAAGGTTGGGAATATACTACTTTCTGCTCCTCATAGTAGAGTAGTTAGCCAGTCAGCAAGTCAAAGCGCGTTAGATAGCCCGATACAGTCTTTCATTAAAGCAAGCGCTGATGAAGTGCATGTATTCTTTATTGTGAATCAAAACTTTGCAAATAGATTGACTCCGTACAATGAAAGAAACGGCCAAGAGGGGATCGATTATGTCGATGTCTTTTCTTATGACAATGCAGGATCTGACAATGCAGCAAGATACGATCTCGGAGAAACAAGGATCGGAAATGGCTTTGTACGCGCAACTTTTAAAGCGGGCGACAACGGATCTGATTACGCAATAGCAATTCAAGTATCAACAACATTGGGACAACTCTTCGAAATACGTGCTATTTTAAGAGTAATTAATCTTTTACCATAGGGGCAATCATGAGCATCTTATTCGCACAAAATTCTTTTCTTCGTGTAGGCGAAGAGGCAACTTGGGGCATTGCTCAAGTTTCAACAACTCAAGACATCAAAGTAATTAGCAGTACGCTTCAGAGCACACAAGAAAGAGAACGACGTACCAATTTATCAATTCCTGCAAGCGGATTGCTATCGGGTACTTTTGACGGATTCAAACAGGCAGGAGGATCGATCGACGTTCCCGCTTTCTATGATGGTATCGGAGTGTTGATCAAAAGTGCACTGGGTAGTGTATCAAGTGCAGGAGCAGGCGATCCATATACTCACACTTACACGCCTGTTTTCAATATGCCGTCAATGAGTATGCAATTTCAACGCGGTACAAATCTTCTAAATAGTATGGAAGAATTTACAGGCTTAAAAGTTTCAACGATGACGATCAGCGCTGAAGCAGGATCGGAAATGACTTGCTCTTTTGACCTGATTGGAAAAGACAGTGGTACACGTACCACAAACATTACAAGCGATTTCCCACCTTATGATCAAGTTTATCATTATGAAGCTGGCTCTCTTTCTATGGGTGGTACTTTAACTATCTCATCTTTGGACATCCGATCTTTTGAATTGACTATGGACAACAAACTTGATCGACGTAACCTACTTGGATCAAAGCTGACAGGCGAGCCGGTGCCTACTGACGTTCGAGAAATTACTATGTCTATTACTTGTGATGTTACAGATAACAGCCTATACGCTGACAGCATCGCAGGAAATGCAGGCGACATATCGATCCAGTTTACACGCACCACAGATACAAATCATCACTTCAAGATTACTCTTGACAATGCAACAATCGAAGATTACAACGACAATATCACAGCATTTGGACGCGTTGAACGCACATTCACTTTAAGAGGATATGCAAGCGCAACAGATGCAGGATTAACGATTGAAATCAAAAACGCATCTGCAAACGGTGTATATGGAGATCTTCCTTAATTTCTTGACACAAAAAAAGAAGACGGTTAGTCTTCACTTGTAATCTAGACGTTACAAACTGCATATGCTCCTTTGGTTTATTCCGTTGTTGTGGGAGCATATGCTTTTGCGTTTTAGTATGTGATCATTTCTGCAATCTTTACGAGTATGCGCATTAAGGGAATCCACCAAATAGCGATCCCGATACACAGAAAGAAGATTCCTATATTCTCGCCCAGTTCCGTTGCTTGTTGTCTTGTCATGTCGTGCTCCGTTGTAAGTGGGCAGCCGTAGCCGCCCGAGTTGATTGATTATTTTAAGTTCATCCATCCAAGTTTTCTCGATCCTGTACGCTGCTCTCTTTCATCACGAATCTTTTCAATGCATTGTGCTTCGTTTTCAAATCTTGCTGTCGATGTATTTCCATTTGGGTAAATGAATTCAATCTCGCCACTGTTCCAATGAATATTGTATTCAAGAAAAGTACTCTTGTACTGCAGTAAATCTCTTGTGTCAGTTTGAAAGACTGTAATGTTTTGTAATGTGCGATAGTGTGAGAGTTGTCCACAAGTGATCTCGTTGCGAATGCTGTCGATTGCTGTTTGTCTTTGGTAGTAGTATGAGTAAAGTCCGTATGACATTTTGTATCCCGTTGTTTTATAAACTTGATTGTTTACTTAAGTAGTATAGCAACATATTTATACAATGTCTACATATGTACACAAAATAAGTGAAATAATTTGAGATAGGAGATCCCCGATCCGTTAAACTATCGAAAATCACACAACAACAACGGAGATCCTATGTTAAAAGATTTTTTAAAAGAAGTACAGGCAGTTAGTCAGTTTGAAGCTGAGATATTTGGCGGTCAGTTAATCGTTAAAGGGCGCATCTTGTCACCTGCTGAGATTGAAAAGGCAAGCCTTGCCAACTCTCTATTATTGCAAGGGCTTTCCAGTACAGGAGAGATCAATCAGTTTCAAAAGATGAGTGAGCAGCTGCAAGACGATCCCGACGAAGAAACATTGCAACAAGCCTATTCAATGCTTTCAAAGATTCGACCTGAGCAAATGCAAAAGATTGCAGAGTCACAAGATCAGTTGATTGCACAATGTCTAACGCAGGCCAAGAAGTCAGATGATGATCAATGGGAGCGTATACAGATTGTATTGACTCAACAAGAGCAGAATGCCGAGCGCAATATGTTATGGATCGGGATGCTGTCAAAGCCTGATCGATCTGTAATCCTTGATCATGCTCTCAAGGGGCAAGGAGAGGCAGTCAAACGGCTGTCAATGTTTCGCTGATCAAGAAGACTACTTCCACATAATAGACATAATAGCGCGCGTATATGGCACACTTCCAAGTGAGATCGCAAAACTTGACTGGTTCGATCTTATGCTCTGCTTAAAATGTATCAAACATCGAGGGGCTAGAATGAATCGACTATTGAAGCGATACAAAAAGAGTGGAGTACAGCCGACTGTCTCACTGACTGATCTTATTGATATACTGAGTTGAAATTGCTTGTAATGCCATATCTCATGAAATCGGCTATCATAGGCGCACAGGTGAGGTGTAGAAATGGCAAGCGATACAGTTGTACAATATGTGCTCAAAGTTGATGCAAAAGGTGCTCAAAAAGGGCTAGAGGGTGCAGCAAAAGAAGCGGATCAACTTTCTAAAAGTCTTGATAAAGCCGGTGGCGAATCAAAAGGCTTGAATAAAGACTTAAAGAACACAGAGAATACAAGCAAGTCAGCCAGTAAGGGGATGAAAACTCTAGGTGTTGGAGTTGCAGCAACAGCGGCAGCAATGGTAGCGGCTGCCACTGGTGTAATTAAACTAACTCAAAAATTTGCAGATCTCACAAATGAACTTGTAGACGCGTCAACTAAAACAGGGATCGCGGTTGATACACTCGCAGGATTAAGACTTGCAGCAGAGGGGTCAGGGCGCTCTTTTGGAAGTCTTGAGGGCGGGCTGATCAAGTTTCAATCGTCTATGGATGCAGCCAACAAGGGCACAAAGTTAACGGCTGATGCTTTTAAATCTTTGGGTGTTGATGTTGCAAACGCTGACGGGAGTCTTAGGAGTGCCGATACAGTATTTAATGAAAGTATTAAGGCACTTGGGCAACTAGAGAATCAAACGGAGCGCAATGCTACTGCAATGCTTCTATTTGGGAGATCTGGCGGGCCTGCATTGATACAATCGGGAGCGCTTGAGAATCTTGAGAATATGACAGATCTCGCAAAAGAATTCGGTGTAGCTATTGATAAAGAAGCAATCGGATCGATGGCGCAATTTCAAAGAAGCATGGCAGAGTTTGAAACGGTCGGAACAGGAACACTACAAAACATTACAAACTCGATCGCAGGCCCAAACAGCGTAACTTTTGCAATACAGGGAGCTTCGCAGGCTGTTGTATATATGGGATCGATTTTTGGGACTGTTATAGGCGCAATCTCTCAAGGGTTTCAAAACACAATTGGATTAATCGGGGCTTCGAGTATGGCGCTTGAGGGTGATATTGAGGGTGCTCGGATGGTGATCGGGGATCTTCAACGTGAAACGGATCAGGCAGTGGGCAACTTGGGCAACGTCTTTCAGATTGCCAGTGATGAACTTGATCGATTCAATGAATTAAGCGAGAAATCAACAGCCCCGAAAACAATGAAAGATACAGGCGATAATACAGAAAAGACCGCTGATGAAATGGAGAGATTAAGGAAAGCAACAGAAGCAGCATTGCAAGCTCAACAAGAATTGAATCGGGCAAATGATGAGATGATGGATCTAACAAGTAATTTTGCTTCTCAAATCACCGATAGAACTAAAAGTGCATACGACAAGCAATTAGATAGTGTCAAGAAATTAGGTGGAGAAATTAAGAATCAAATTGCTGAGTTAGAATATGAATTTGAAATACTGTTAGATCAAGCCGACGCAAGAAAGTTGAGTGTTCAAGAACAAGAGAAACTGGTTTCTTTGGTGGATGAACTCAGCATACTAGAAGAATTATCAGCAGAAAACAGAATTGCAGAACAAAAAGAAATACTGGCACTACTTGACGAAAAGAAAAAGAAAGAAGAAGACATTTTAAAAGAAAGGCAAAAGCAGACAGAAGAAGAGAAAAAGCAAAAAGAAGCAGATGAAAAAGCAGCCAAGAAGAAGAAGCAAGACGATGCTTCTCAATTGGTTACAGAGATTGCAACCGTTGCAAGCCTTGATCCTGCGTCTATAGTTGGATTGATCAACCCGATCGCAGGTCAAATTGTTGGAGCACTTGAAACGATAGGACAAACAACACCTGAAGAAAAGAAAGAGCAGATGAAAGCGCAACTTGATGCGATCAGACTTGGGATCTCTTATCTTCCTGAGATCTTTCTTGAACTTGTGCCATTGTTGGCTTTTGGATTAATTGAAGCACTGAGGGATGGATTGATCTTAGCGATTATAAACATAATTGAAATATTTAAAAAGAGAATCGAATTACTGTTTAGTTTTAGAGATAAAGAAAATAGACAAAAAGCAGGCAAGCAATTTGTGGCAGGTGTAAAGGATTATTTTGATCCAAATCAACAGACATTTGCAGCGGGCGGGAGATTTATTCCAAAAGCCGAGGGCGGGATCAGATTCACAGGGGCGCAAGACGGACTCGCACAACTTCACAGAGGGGAGTTTGTCGTTCCACAAAGTGGACAACGTCCTCAGCAAGTTGATCGCCAGCTCAACAACACAACAGGGGGCGGGATGACTATCAACATAAACAGTGCAGTCGTGGATCGCAATGCTGTCGACGCTCTTGTTAGAGAGATAGAGATCCGCTTTAATAATCAATTTGGCACATCGTCAAGCAGTCTTTTCGGAGGGCGTTAAAATGGGAAACGCAAAGTTTTATTATACACCTGAGCCCTTTGGATCTTCAGCACGATTAACCACGATCGATCTTGGAGAGGCACTTGGCGAAATGTACTCCGATATATCAGTTGAAGCCGTCGATGCTGTATCCCTCAATGGATCTATTCAAAGATCAGTGGGCAAAACTCAGGAAGTTGTAACAATACAACGAGATCGGATGATCGGGGGTGAGGATCTAGCTATACAGTTTCACGCGTTGCAGAATCATCTCGATCGGGGCTTCTCTGTATCGTTTTCTTCTGACAGCACAAACGCTTTCTGTTTTCCAATACGGGGATCATTGAGCAACGGAGCCACAAGTATCAATCTCTATGCAAATCCCTTTTCAAACTTTACGGGGATCAGCGCGATCCCTGCCAGTGGAGACTATTGCACTATTGAAACGTCAAGCCCTGCAATGATACAAGAGATCATCAAAGTGAACGACGCAAGCGCTGTAACTGCTCAAGGTGGTACAATTACAACTGTTGATCTTGTCAAGTTTCAATATGATCAGCCTGCCTTTCTTCGTCATTATAGATTTTATCCAGTACTCAAAAGACCACAAGCAGACATCGGGCAATCAATAATTACAAACGAGGGCGGGAGACTTTTCAGCCTGTCGATCCGTCTAGTTGTCGACTATGAAGTTTTGTACTCTGCCCACCCTGAAAGGATAGGCGACTCAGGAGTATCATTTGGTCGATCACTTGCTTCAGTGACAACAGGAGGCAGACAGGACGCGGGGATCTCTCTTGATGGGATGCCACATCATTTACGAGATATACGAGATACACTTGCTCCCACATTTGGCGGAAGCAGCATCATTCGAAAACTGAGAAATTAATATGGCTTGGTCACAACAATTTATTGATAGCCTAGATCGCAAAGCAAAAGTGATCAGCTACGTACTGAAATTCTTGCCACCCTCGAAAGATTATGGGCTGTCTTTTGGAGATCAGCACTCATTGAGAACAGAGATCAAGATCGCCTCTGCTGATGTAACTATTGACACTGTACAGATCACGCCTCAAAGATGGAGTGTAAATTTCGGGGGCTTCAACATCGTCTTAAATGGAGATCTGCGCCCTGTGCTGAATACGTCATTGAGAAAAGGGGCTGTGGCCGAATTGCTTATGGTGCGTGATGGAATACGAAATAGAGTCAGCATAGGACAGCTGCGTAACATTGTTGGAGGGCGTGGCGTATGGCGTTTGGAGTTTGTAGACTTCTTAACGATGATGCAATCAAGACTTACAAGCAAAGTATCAGAATCAGCATTTTGGAGAAACGCAGGCAAGACAGCAAAAGTCACAACGAACTACAACTTTTCAAGTGATCCAAATCTATATCTTGATGACATTACAATATTCGAAAAAGAAACGGGTCAAAATGGAATGATCTTTGTAACCGACTCCGTACACAATGCCTCCGATTACTGGACTTGGAGCAGCAAGACAACAACAACAGGATCAGCAGGATACTTAACAATTGCAAGCACTGGAAATTATCCAAGTACAGCAAGTCATACAACGATTCACATAAACGACAAAGTTACAAGTATTGTAAGACTTCGAGGGCGTCCAGATTATGTATTTGCTCGCCTTGTAATGAGCACAGGAGCAGGAACTCAGGGCGTATTTGATGACTATCCTGAATCTTGGGGGATGGGCGTTGAGTGGTATCCTAGCCTATTTGATGTTCAATCCCTTAACGCGTATTATGCAAAAGCATGGACAACTTCAAGCGGAACACATGAGATCGAATTGCTGATCATGCAATCGGGTGGTATCAATACGTTTTTAGATGCTGTTTTAAAAATGGGTATGTGGCCGGTATGGCGACAAAATGAACTCTCATGGAGAGTATGTCAGAATCCAAATCAAGCTAGCTGGATGACAGTAATCGATAACATTACAGATCGCGACATTGTCAGCATAGATTCACACGCTCTTTATAGCCCGTCACAATCTGCGACATATTCAGTAAGCACAATCAATACATACAACAGCATAACAAGCCTAAATCAAGACGTTTCTTTTTCAGGGAATTCCATTGCCGTCTTGCCTGCTTCATCCGTAATTACGCGGGATCTACGTTTGATCTATCGTGTTGACAGCCCTATACAGCCAACACAAGCAACAGCCGATCTAACTCGCATGAGGCGATGGGATGCAGAGCCGTTTGAAGAATTATCATTAACCGTAACTGAAAAGCATTGCCTCTTAACGGCTGGCGACATCGTACAGATTTCAAGTATGTATATATACGGACTCAGAGAGGGATCAGGAGATACCTACAACCAAAGACGCGCAATGGTTTTGGGTGTTCGTTGGAATCCATCAAAAAGCACCGTCAATCTTACACTGGGCATTATGTCATGAGAATACTAACAGAAGAAGCATATCCGAGCATTTTACAACGCGTAAAAGATGCGGGCTTTGTTGTGTTTGAATCTGTTGATTATGACATAAATATAATAGGCGAGCGCAATCCAAACGGAGAAACAAACAAGTTTGACGATTGGATTCACATACTTTATTTAGAAGATGGCGAATGGAACTGGCATGCCTTCCTTTGCACAACAGACGCTGGAAAATACTGGCTTAACAACGGCAACACTGCGATCCTTGTACACAATAAACAATACAGGGGCGCATACATGATCGGCAAGCATCGAGGGCAATACAAAGCACTCGTGCAACGTGGTAATGAAGTTTGTGTATGGAGAGATCGCAACGGTGACAGTGTGCACGATTACGGACAAAATGAGGAATGCGGATACTTTGGAATAAATATACATAGAGCCAGCGCAGTCAGTCAGACAGAAAACGTAAATAAATACAGCGCAGGATGTCAAGTAATCGCAGATCCTGGCGACTTCGATCAATTTATATCCCTATGTGATCTACAAATCGAACATCTTGGAGTTGATCGCTTCTCCTACACTCTATTAATGGGCCTGTAAAATGATTGAAGAAACTATGTTAAACGCCCTAATGCAGGGTGGATCAAATGTCGCCTTTGCTATGTTTTTACTGTGGCAGTACAAAGAGCAACAGAAGCGATCAGATAGTCGAGAACTTGATCTCCGCAACCGATACGACAAAGTAATTATCGATCTACAATCTCGTGAAGACAAAATGAGAGAAGACGTTGTAAAAGAGATCGGGGATCTTGATAAGCGTATGACTTTATTAGAGCAAAAACTTCAAATGATCGGTGAAGTTGTCAATGAGATAAAACAAAAAGTTTTCTTGAGCGCATAGTAAAGTATTTCCGATCTACAAACTGTGAAACGTTAAAAACACAATTACAATCAACCCGAGCACAATGCTCAAAAATCAACTCATAGGATATAAAAATGTCTGTACAAATTACCGGTCGTCAAATTGCAAACGCTGCTGTTGACGTTAACAAATTAGATCTCTCAAGCGGAACTTTTGATTTTCAAAGTGCTGTATTGCAAATTGCTGCTCCTGTTGCTGACAACCAAGCCGCCACAAAAGCATATGTTGACGGCATCGCTCAAGGCATCCACTGGAAAGATAGCGCGCGTATTGCTACGACTGCAAACATCACTCTTTCAGGCGCTCAAACAATCGACGGCGTTAGTGTTGTTGCTGATGATCGCGTACTTGTAAAGAATCAAACCCCGTCAGGCGCTGAAAATGGCTTGTATTTGTGTAAAGCAGGATCTTGGGTACGTACAACAGACATGAATGAAAGCGACGAGTTTTCTGGATCTGCTGTATTTGTTCGTGAAGGTACTACTTTTGCTGATAGTGGTTTTGTATGTACAAATGACGGCACTGTAACAGTTGGATCAACTGCAATTGTGTTTGTTCAATTTACAGGCGCTGGACAAGTAGAAGCGGGCGCAGCCTTAACCAAGACTGGAAATCGTCTTGATGTTGCTGTTGATGATTCTTCTATTGAAGTTTCTTCTGATGCTTTGCAAGTTAAGGCTCTCGGAATTACTGACGGAATGCTTGCAGGATCGATTTCAAATGCTAAATTGTCTAACTCTACAATCTCAGGTGTTGCTCTTGGTGGCAATCTCAACGCGTTA